GAACCAAGGATTTGTGGCGGGATCAGCGTTGGGTCATAGTCTTGCGCCCATGCAGGCCATGCGATCAGCGCCGCGAGGAGGATTTTGCTTTTTCTTCCCATGCCGCAGCGGCCTCCTTACCGATCTTTCCTTCGTACGGGCAGGGGGTCCCGGCCATCTTCATGGCGTCGAATACACGTTGATCCTGACAAAGCAGCGACACAGCCGCTACGCGCATACCCATATCATATAGGGTTTTGCTGAGCTTTAGGGCTTCGCAGTTCTTGTCTCGAATAGTTTTGCCACCAGAGATACCAAGGATTTGCGTCTGCACAGCGCCAGATACGCCAGTGGTGCAGAGGTCTTGGCTGTAGCTCATCATGCTCGGCGCAATCGCGCTAGGGGGCGGCGACGTAATTTTCTGGGTCACGCTCTGCGTGCTGTCCGACACGCTCACCGACTTGCTATCGTTGATGTTCGTGTTTTGATTGACGTTGGTGCTCTCAGATGTGCTGATCGAGCTATTCTGGTTCACATTTGTGCTAACCGCAGTCGAATTGCTCTGGTTTATGTTTGTGTTGACGTTTGTCGACACGCTCTCACTGGTCGATACATTGGTATTGAGGTTGGTGGACGTGCTCGTCGATGTAGACGTGCTATCGTTGAAATTCCGGTTCGTATTCAAGTTCGTCGAGGTCGACGTACTCTCGTTGAAATTGCGATTGGTGTTGAGATTGGTGCTGTTAACCGTGCTATTCGTGGTGCTGTTAACAGTCTGATTAATAGTGCTGGTGGACGTGTCGGTGTTGACGTTAATGTTTGTCGCCGTACCAGACTGGATATTGTTGTTCGTGTTGACGTTGGTGTTCGTCGAAGTCGCAGTAGTGTTATAGTTCGTCGTAGTCTGGGCAAGCGTCATACTCGCCCAGCCAGTTGCCACCAATACGAGAAACCGCCGATTAATCACTCTGGGAGTTCAGGCCAAACGATATCGTTGGGGAACCCTTCTTGCGCTGGTACGTCCCGCAGAGCTTGGCGATAAATTTTGTACGCATCTCGGATCGCCTTGGGGACGTCAGGAAGCTGGGTCCAGTCAGTGTCCTTCAGCAGGTTATTACGCTGCTCGCGGATACCGCTTTGCTTCATAGCCTCATGCTCTACCCCAAGAGCTTCGTATGCAGCAATTTCGTCTGCGTCCATGTCCATCAGGACGCCATCAACCATCTTTTTCATATTAGCCGATCCCATAGACACTGATTGTACCGGTACCCCAGTATGTACTGCCGCCGCCCGGTGAAATTGTAAGGCTCGACGGATAAGAAGATACGTATCCAGTATTTAAAGTGGCGTTAGCTCCCGACGAAGTAGACGACGTATTAAACGCGCATGTAAACGCGGGAGTAGACGAGGAAGCGGTATTAATAGTTAAATACCCGTTAAAAGTGGCGTAGTCCGAAGCAGTGACAGATGACCCCTGCGGGTATAAGGTACCGGCTGTGGCAAACCCTGAAGCAGTACTTGTGCTATTAGCTATTAGGCCGTGGCCGTAGAATGCAATAGATGATCCGGCAGAGGTGACACCCGTAATGATAATATATTGTCCTCCCGTCCGAACTTGGAGCCCGTTGTATATAATTTGTACTTGCTGATATCCGGTGGGTAAACTCACCGTGACCGACGCGGGGTTCCCAGAAATAGTAGTCTGGGAGACAAGTTTCATAAATGCGCCGCCAGTCGTTACTTGGATAGACGTCGCGCTCAATGCCCGAGCTACAACCCCGTAGGGTGTAGTTGTTGTAACCAGCGTACCGTCGTAGCGCAAATAGTAAGCAGTGGCGGTCGTTAACCCAGTTTGGTTTGAGTTAACTCCCCCTAGGATCGTAACGGTAACTGGCTGCCCAGTAGAGACGGATTGCGTTGCAAAACCAACAAACTTATCTGCGTTTGACGAAAATACTTGGGGTAGAAACCCTATAAGTTGGGCGTTGTTTCCAGACCCACGCGCACCAATCGCACCGCGCTGGTTAGTCGGGTCATAAGTAATACCCGTACCCACAGGATAATAAGACGAGCTATTAAGCGAAGTCCCGCCATTATATGTCATAGTGGATGCTGTTAGCGTAATAGACCACACCGCAAGAACAGACGATGTGCTACCGGCGATGTATATTACGTTATTGGTAGTATCGGGAGAAGAGTAGAACCCGTAATTACCCCAGTTCTGCCCTGCTGATGACGGTGAAGAGCTATCGCCCGTAACTTGGCTACCCGACCCGTTAAACATATAGCTGTACGGAGAGCCAAAAGGAGCAAACTGGACAATAAACCGATCAATACTCGGAAAATAATAAGCCCGAGTATTATAGTAGAAATTACTGGAGTAGGGGATTGTCTGGGAACCAATTGTCATCGTAGCGCCATCGGCGCTGAGCGTGATTGTCCGCGTAGCCATGTAGTTATTAGATGGGTCGCTATAGAATACACGCCCCGCATTCGAAGTGCTATTAAATGCAGCGCAGCACGTAGCATTATTATTGTTATAAAACGAAAAGGTTTGGTTTGCCGTAACGGTTGGCGACCCGCTGTTGTAGTTAATAGCGTTCGCGTAAAGCCCGCCATTTGTATAGTTATAAATGGCTACCATACGATTAGCGTAGCTATCGTAGTACATATCAAACGCAAAATAGTTATACATGGCCGACCCCAGAGTAGTCGAACCCGCGCCTGACGTAGCACCCGTGGTAGTATTCAAACTAAAATAATATACTTGTACAGCTTGATAGCCCCCGCCGGGAGCGAACATAACTGCAAACCTATTCGCTGTCGTATCTTTAGCTATAGCTGCTCTCTGGTCATTTACGCTGCCATTGTTGCCAATATACGTCGCGTTAGTATTAGTTATCACGCCAGCCGAGCTAACTTTAAACGTATAGAGCCAGCGATTTCCGCTGCTGTCCCAGCTTACTTGAAAGTGCCATCCCGAGGCAGCGTCATAAAGACCCGCACCTGTGTAGCTATTACTTGAATAGAGGTTAGTTGCGTTAAAAGTAGCATCTTGGCTAATACCCGTAGTCGTAGACACGGTGCCGTTTGTATTGATCGAAACGGCCTGACCTGCCGTGATGGAACCAGATGAAGTGAACTGCTGGGTGCCACTAGAAGGCGTAGCAAAAGCAAGCTGCCCCGAACCGTTGGTCTGGAGGAACTGACCCGAAGTGCCGTCTGCCGTAGGCAATGTCAGCGTGTAATCCGCTGCAAGAGTATCCGGTGCCTTAATGGCTGCGTAGTTTGTACCGCTCCCAGTGGCTTCGCCTAGACGGATTTGTGCGCCGCTTGCGCCGCCAGCAATAAGGGCGGGAGAAGTAAGGCCCGTCGTTGAGTTCAGCGCACCCGTAACCGTAAGATTGCCTGCGGTAGTTACGTTAGCCCCAGTGAGCGTAACTGCCGTGATACCACCCGACTGAAGCTGGAGAACGCCAGAAGTATCCCCCGTGATAATCGCACCGCCAGTGGAGGTATCTGCGTTAATGGTTGTGGGCATGGGTTATTCTCCGAATGCGACAGTTTTGGTCTTAGGTGTTCTTGATGCCATAAACGCGAATACGTCCTTGAGCAGCAAAGTTACCTCCGCCATTATCAAGGAAGAATGTTACCCCAGATAGGGCGCTACTGCCACTATAAACCCACATTCCAGCGTAAGAAAGGATCGTGGTGTCTGATGGGGTTTGGTAGAGTGCGAAGATTTCCCCGGTCTTCCATCCGCTTCCGTTGGCATTATGCAGACGAATATAGCCCGTAAAGCCATTCCCCGTTGAGTCCAGCGTGCCTGAACCCATGAGCAAATTTGCGCTCGTCGCGTTAAAGGTAAGGTTTGCTATGCTAGGTGTAGCAGAGCGATATGTATTTGCGCTCGACTGGGCACTCCCCCCAACCGCCACCCGCATATTTAACGTGCGCCCAGAACTTGCAGGCATGATGCTCTGCAAAGTGATGAAGTAAGTGTCGTAATCTGCGGTAAAAGTATTCAAAAAGTCCACGTTTGCGGCAGCCGTAGGGGCAGTATCCGCGAGAAGGATCATCGCACCCGCAGCAGGCGTAGCAAAAGCCAACGTACCTGAACCGTTCGTTTGTAAGAACTGCCCGTTTGTACCGTCAGCACTCGGCATCGTAAAGGTAAGGTCAGCAGCCATAGATGCCGCCGCTTGGATCGTAACGGTGTTTGTCCCATTACCCGTCTGTTCCGCAAGGCGAATACGGCCCTGAGTAGAAGCCGCGCCGTCTACTGTAATGATACCGTCGCCGTTGATAATCGTGGACATGGGTTATTCTCCGAGTGCAGCGATTTGTGCCTGAAGCTCTTCAAGTTTAGCAAGCAGGTCTTCTTTGGTTGGCGCAACGTATTCTGGAAGCTCAACCGGAGAAGGCGGAGAGAAATTCTCCCCGTCAAACTCCCAATGAAAATCCACTTCGTCAGGAGCCTCAACGAACATATCCGCATAAGCCGGATGAAAAATCCCATGCGGGGGAACCTGAGCCCGGTCTTTAACGACGCCATTCTCAATGTAGACCCAAACCATGTTTTAGTCCTTATGCGTAAATCAAGACAATGGCAGAGCCAGCGGTGCTGAAGGCGTATGTATTATACGGCCCTGAGGTTGTTGCCGTAGACGACCCAGCCCCAAATCCAGACGCACCCATAGTGAACGATCCACTACTCGCGGCGCTATAAGCTCCACCTCCGGCAGCGCCGAACCCGCCAGCGCCTGTGCCAATCGTATTTGAGGATGAACCCCCATTGTAGCACCCACCGCCACCGCCGCCAAAGCCGCCATTCCCACCGTATAGAGCATAGCTGCCGTTCGCGTTGTTTCCTGCTCCAGCGCCACCAGCACCGGGACCGCCCGTCGCACCATACATAAGTTGAGCGTTAGAGTCTTGAGCGCCAAGTACACCCGGGGATGTCAGAGACTGCAAAAGGGGATCAGTATAAAGCTGATATCCACCACGACCATCGCCGGGCCTAAGCGACGTGGCCGCGCCGCCAGCACCGCCGCTGGGGCCGAAACCACGGTATGATGTTGGGGGGTCGCCGCCTTGAGCGGTCCCCCACCCAGCGCCAGCCCTTGATCCACCCGCCGTGCCATTTCCAAGTGGGGAAGCACTTGATCCCCCCGAGACTCCTTGGTTTACGGCGCCTCCGGAACTCCCTGCGCCTCCAGTATAAGCACCGCCATTGGTCACCCCGGTACCAATAGTTGCGGTGCCGCCCGCGGCAGCATTAGGGCTGCTATAGGGCGTTGTGGCGTTTGCGCCTTTGTTGGCCGTAAACCTTGTAACAGCGGCATAGGAAACTGTGACATTACCACTTGAGATTGTGATTGTTACCGTTTGTCCCGGAGTAACCGCCAAGTCTCCGTATGCACATCCACCACCTGCGCCACTAGCAAGATAATAATATATTGAGCCGTCATATTCCGCAGTGGCATTACCGCCAGCGCCAAACGCATAAACGCGAATTGAGGTAACTCCGGCTGGGACGGTATACGTGCTAGAAGAAGTGTAAGATGACCACGTTTTTGTTGAAGTTGTTACAGCCTGACTAACCCAAGTCGTGCCATTACTCGTTAGTACGTTCCCGCTGGCACCGGGAGCCACGACCTGAACCGCCGAAGTGCCGTTGCCTAACAAAACATTGTTTGCTGTAAGCGAAGTAGCGCCAGTTCCACCCTGCGCTACGGTAACAGCGGTGCTGGAAGTCAAAATACCCGCAGCAGCCAGACTTGTCGCCCCAATACCCCCCGAAGAAACCGGGAGTGGTTGAGCAAGCGCAACGACTTGGTTTGTACCAATCGTCATGGCAGTCGTCGTGCCATTCGTCTGGAAAACGAGTGTGCCGGTTGTATCCCCGCTGGTGACGAGAGCAGTACCGCTTGTCGTGCCTGCCGAAATGGTGCTCATCTATCGCTCCTTAAAGCACAACCCAGCGTTGGCCGCTGGTAACCGTAACTGAAACACCCGAAGCAATCGTGATCGGGCCGACGCTCATACCGTTTGTTCCCACCGGGAACGTGTAGTTAGCCGAGATATTCGTGATGTTGGTGGTAATTGCGCCACCCGCTGCGTTCGTCGATAGGTCGCCAGAACCAAGGATTGACTGGCCGTTGACCGTTTTGATGTTGGTGCCAGAGACAAGCGCCGCTTGCTTTGCGTTAAATGTGCTCCAGTCAGAGCTAGTCAAAGCACCGCGAGCCGAAGCCGATGCGGTGGGGATGCTGATAGCAATAGCCGGGGTCGTCGAGGCGTTAGTGACCGCAACCGCTACGTCCGTGCCAATAGTGTCAGTCGTAGCCGATACGCTGGTAACCGTACCCACATACTGGTCAGCCGATGCAATGTTAAAGTTCGGGTATGATCCCGTAATAACCGTCGTGCCGCTGCCTGTAAGCGAAACTACCTGATCCGGAGCCGTGTTGGTGATTGTGATTGCACCAGAGCCGTTGGTGATCGAGATAGCCGTACCGCCAGTCAGCGTGTTCTTTTCAAGTGAGCCATCTGAAGAGCGACCGATCAGGATTTGGCCGTCAGTATATGTCGTATGGCCCGTGCCGCCAGCAGCCGTGGGGAGCGTACCCGCAGTCAAAGTGTTCGTGCCTGACGAGTAAAGCGCGCGGTTAGAAGCGCCGAACGTCGTAAGACCCGTGCCGCCGAGCGTCGTAGCTACAGGCGAAGTAAGGCTAAACTGCGTGCCCGTGAGGGTAAGGCCGGTGCCTGCCGAGTAAATCTGGGCGGAGGAAACCTGCACGAAGTTGATGGCCGTGGTACCAAAGGTAATGGTACCCGTCGTGTTCATCACATAAGTTTCGCCAGCGCCCGTATCACCGCTCGTGACAAAGAAAGCATCGCCAGCGCCGAGCTTATTGGGGTCTTTTACCCCATAGCTGTTGGCATCCGTAGCGCGTGTCAAAACCCAATTGGTTGAGCCGCTGCCGACAGTCGTAACCGTATAGACGCCGTTATGAGCCGCATTTGCCTGCTGATAAATAAGGACTCGGTCACCAACCTGCGCTACAACCCCGTCAGGCGTAAAGGCGGTCTGCGTGCCTGCGTTAGTCAGGGTAGCACCAACTCCCGCCGTGCCGTTGTTGTACGTCGCCGTATAAGCGTTAGGAGCTTCGTATTTGACCGGCGCGTGGTAGCTAATACCTTCAGAGACCAGCGTATCCACATACTGCTTGGTTGCCGCCTCAAGCGCCAAAGTCGGGTCTTGGGTCAGCGTGACCGAAGTCAAACCAGCAAGCGTAAGCGACGTAGCACCAAGAGCAATTGACGTTGTACCGATGGTGACGGTGTTATTGCTAAGTGCAGAGTTCGGGATAGCCGAGAAGTTCGTACCCGTGAGTGTCGGGGTTGTCGAGAAAGACGGCGTAGTACCGCCAACAAGGACACCCGCAGCGGTAGCAACAAATGCCGTGGTATTAGCCGCCGTCTGGTAGGGAATAGACCCAGCAGCGCCAGCAGCAAGGTTTGTAGCCTTAGTGGCAGTCGCGGCGTTTCCAGTGATGTCGATGTTGACGTTACCGGCGACATCTTCGTTAACTGACTTTTCCGCCGGGTAAGTGACGAAAACAATCTTTGTGCCTGCCGAGAAATTGACGAGGCTACCGCTGTTGCTGGAAGAAAGCACCGTATCGCGTGAGAGCGACGTGCCTGCTGCCGTGTAGGTGCCGATCCCGACTTCCCACTCGCTACCACCCGAAATGGTGTAGTAAGTGGTGTTGCCGTTACCGATAGCCGTGCCAAACGACTGGTACCCCGCAGGAGGCGTACCCGCGAGGGTAATGGTCCCCGTACCGGTAGTGGTAGTTAAATCTTGTACGCGGTCCGCGAGAACGAGAGCCATCTACCTACCTCACATCAGGTTACGGAGCTTGTAGATCGTTGTGAGATAAACGTCCGTGACCCCATCAATGAGGTTGGCTACTGCACGGTTGCCCTTGCAAATAGCCTCGTGGTTTTTCTCGATCCACTCAGCATCTTCGATCAAAATAAGCAGGATTTCATCCGCCTTGGTTTTGGGGGCTTTGATGGCCCCCACCAGTTCAAATGCACCCTGATACGCCTCAACAAGCTTGTCGATGGCGTCGATTACCCCATCGTAGAACTCACCGAGTGCTTGATGCCGCGCATACGCACCCACCCCACTGGCAGTCCAGTGCTCAAAGTGAGCTACGTTACGAGCATAAAACACTCGGCTGATAAGTTCTTCGATCATTAGGCGATCCGGATAATAGCCGTGGTATTAGTGGCGGTCGGGAAGATGATGGTGAAGTCACCTGCCGTAGCCGTCTTGTCCGAGCCAAAGTCCAGCACCGCAACCGCAGCGTTCGTCAAAGCCGTGTTGGCGTTCGAGTTAGCCGAAGGAGTGGTGTTGTAAATCAGCGCGCCACGAGCCGTGATGGTCGCATTGGTGAAGGTAAGGTCACCAAAGTCAACAAAGCCCGTGCCGGTTTCCGCGTTGGTGTTAACCGCAGTTGCGCCAAGGTTAACCAACTGACCACCACCAGCGGAGTAGTTAGTGCCCGACGACGAAACTTCGTTCGACGAAGTATATGCCGTGGTGTTTGCGTCAAGCGAAGCCGACGACGTGTAAAGTGCGAGCTTAAAAACGTCCGCGCCGGTATCAGCCGACGGACGGAAATCGTGCACACCAAGCAGAAGCTGGGCTTTGAAGCTGGTGCACATTGCCTGTGTAATAGCCAATGTAGGTCTCCTTAACTGTCCAAAATGGGGATAAACTCTGGATGCCCGGCCTTGTGAAATTTGTTCACCAGAGTCACGTTATGGGACCGGACAGCTTCGTGCATGTAATGGATGAGCACCTGACGGATGCTGTCCTTAAATGCTTCTGCTTGGTCCCGGATGGCCGGATGTGTGTTGCTGCCCACGTGGATAATCTTGTCCAAAGCGCGCTCAGCAATTTCTTCGGGGGTGAAGCCACGACCCTGCGTGGTCACTACCATCACATCCCCACCTAGCATTGTTCCTACGGAATCAATCATATTACCTCACCGGGTAGCGGACCTGTGGGGTCCGGTACATATCTTGACGGTTCTTGCCTTCGCCCAGTTGCTTCAGCATCGCCAGCGCCTGATCGTAACGCTTTTGGTACTCCGCAATGACGTCAGCTTCGCCCTTCATGAACGTATACGCTTCTAACAACGAACCGTAAAGAAGCACGCTCTCAAAGTTATCGCCCAGCCACGATGTACCTGCAACGGTAATCGACTGCGGGTAATAGAAGTAATGGAGTTCTACGCCGTAGCTCTGGTCTGGCGTCGGGCCCAGAATGAACGAGTCCACGTCAAAAAAGGCATAGTGAGTGGGCGGCCCAGTCACATTTGGGTTAGGGAATGCAGCACGGATAAAGCTGACATCCTTGTTTAGCAGGTAAGAATATGCCCCCGTGTTGGGGTCAATTAGGGCTATCGAAAACGTAGCAAGCCAATCCGACGGGACCGACAAATACTTGTTGTTCGCGGTCATATTACCGGTCACGTTCTTACGCAGGTCCAAAAGCTGGACCGAGTTGAAGACGCGCTCCTCGGCATTGACGATGAAAATGTTGATCTGCTCAGTCGAAGTAAGCCCACCCGACCCCACCGTATCCGGGAAGTCGTTTTCGGTGTAACCCTTAATTGCTTCGACGAGTTGATCGTAGTTCATTAGCCGAGCTTCTTACTGCTATTCGTGCCTTTAGTAGCCGCACCGGTTCCGCGAGTTTTCACGGTCTGGGTGTTAGCCACATTGTTCGGGTAGCCATTATTGCCCAACGGGTTGTTGGCAGGCTTCGGCTGGTCGTACTTGCCGATGTCCTTCATGTGCTCAGCCATTTTTAACCACCTTCCCCATGTCCTTCTGGACTTTGCGAACTTCTTTCATCTGGTTCGCAACCTTGGCGAGGTTACGTCCGAGCTTCAACATCTGCTCGTTGGTCTTGCCACCCTTAGCCATTGTCATTCTCCGTCGTCTGAATAGTTACCGTACCTACCTGACCATTACCTACTAATGTATCAGGAAGACCCCATAAACCCAAGGGATTTTGAAAGCCCACTGGGTCCCAACCCCAATGAATGACGCGGCTACCGCCTGAAGGCGTCCCAAAAGCGTCTACATCCTCGGTTGGAAGCGTATTTGGTTGTGTGCGAATACCCGTCAAACCTGCCTGCCAGTAGGTCGTATCAGGGCGTGGATTGCGGATCGCCTGCGGGTCGTCCACCGGGTACATACCAAGCTGAAGCTGTGGCTGATCCGGTTCCCAGCACGTCGGGCACACAAGGATATTGATGTTCTTCGTCTTGATGACGAGAGACTTCAGTTCCTTGAGCTTATAGCGAAAGCCGCAGCGGTCACACTGCGAAATTGCATATTTACCAGAGGCGAACCTGTTAGGCACAGCACCTCCCTAGTAGAACATCTGACGCGGTGCGAGGCGCAACGGTGCCTTCTCGCGGTCCTCGTCGGCAGCCTGATCCCAAGCTTCATCGTACATGGCTTTGAGCATAGCAGAACGCTCGATAGCGCCGGGGATTTTAAGCGACAAATGATAAGCCAACCCAGCAACCATGGCAGGCAGCATACGGAACGGGATATCCTGCTCGGTAATACCTTCGCCTGCGTCCTGAATACGACGTAAACGGAAGTAAACAAACGTGTAGTAGTCGTCCTGATCCGGGGCGGGCCACACATTAATTGTCGGATACTGGATACCACTTGGGTTCTGCACGCCTGACTGGCGGTTAATCCAGACCTGAATGGGGCGACCCTGAGCATTTTTGTTTGGGATCGTGAGGTAGGTGTCAGCACTAATCCGGTTAATATTGATATCCGTCTGCGCTTGGCCCGTCTGGGTGCGGATCACGTGGTCAAACAGGTCGATTGTATCCACCGGCAAGTTATACGTAATCTGTCCTTGCACCATCTCAATCTGCCCCTGTTCGATAGTCCAGAGGTTGATACCCTTATTTGCCCACTCAATCGTAAGCAGGTTCAGACTGCGCCGCGCCGTACGAAGGTCGTAACCCGTACGCAACTCAGCACCACAACGCTCAAAAGCCTCCTCAATGAGAAGGTTGAGATCAAGATTGAAGTCTGTGGTGCCTGAAGTGGGCATTTATTTCTTCCTTACCTAAACCGTGCTGTCTTCTTGGCAATCGACTTAGGCTGTTTGACGAACTGCTTGCCCGCCTTTGTGCCTTCTCGCTTAGCCTTAGTTGTAGCAGCATATTCGGCAGATGTCAGCGACTGACGTGCCTTCTTCGGCAAATAACGCTCTCCAGTGGCTTTTGAGCCCTGAGTGGACGGCTTGCCCGACTTAGTCCCCCAGTCTTCCTTGGTCCATTTAGACAAGGATTTCTGGGCTTCTGTCTTCGGGCCGGAGTAACCGCCACCAGATTTCTTATACCGCTGGGTCGCAAGTTGGGCTTTGCGGGCGGACCATTGGCCGGGCTTACCGCCTTTATCGCCAGCTTTTACACTGGCTACGATGCGTTTCCACTTGCCTTCGTCCGTCCGCGCCACTTTACTTCTTCCTTACTTTTGCCAAAAACTCAGCAAACCGGGCGCGTTGGCCGAGTTTACCGGGCTTCTTGGCTGCCGCAGCGAGCTTCTTGGCAGGGATTTTCTCACCCTTTTTGACACCCATTTCAGCCCGGAGAGCACCGGGCTTTTTGATTGCCTTTTGGATGAACTTACCGCCCTTAGCTTTTCCACCTTTAGCGTAGACCGTCACTTCGTCGGGGTTATCCTTCCGACGAATAGTTTTCGCCTTTGGCATTTTGGACGCCTTCATATCGCCCATACCCCGGGACGGGCGCATTAGCAGTAGCCACCCTTGTTCATGGCAACCATCTTGCCCTTGGTGTGACCCTTAGTAGCGCAACCGTCAGCACGCTTGGCGACAGAACCGCCCTTGGCATACTTCTTCATCGCACGACCCATTGTGTCAGCCGACTTCTTAACCATAGCTCGACCAGCTTTAGTAGCTTTCTTCATGGCACTGCCTCCTTTGTTCATGCCGATACCCAGCAATTTGTCGGCCTTGGCGCGCTTTGCGGCCATGCCTTCTTCTTTTTTAGCTTCCATGCGCTTCTGCG